CCGATCTCGTGTCGTTTGCCTCTTTTCTTTAAAATATACTCCGTGCCTCCAGCATTAAAGTCGGGACCATCACCTGTATACTGGTTTACTGAATCTTGTAAGTTTTGATCTCTGAACCATTCGTTGTACACACGATTATACATTCTCAGAGGTAATGAATTTGTTTTGTCGTATATGTTAGTTATATTGGTAGGAAGACCCATATAATCAAATATGCTACCTTCTGGAAGAAACCCTGTTGAGGTGGCTAATACTGGAATTGTATAGTCTATTGAATCACCGGGGTCTGTTTGTTCTCCGCAGAATTTTTCCCAGTTGTCCCATAGTAGACGGTTTGGGCATGAGAAATAGAAGACATCCATAAATAGGTTGTCCATTACTGGGTAGATTGGTGTTGCCATTCGAGCGAATGCGGTTAGGTTGCATTTGAACGTGTCTCCCGGCAGTGCTTCGTCGACCATTATTGGATACAGGTATCCTGAGTCGAACGTTGTTTTATAGCTGTGACTTCGATTGAAGCTACTCCGTGGAATTTGAACTGCGGGTACTTCGCTGAATGTGTGGTTGCTATTGCTAGGTCTGCGGCTCATCGTATTGTTCCTGTTCTGGGTTTTTGTATTCGATGCCATTACCAATAGGTTGGTGTTCTTGGTCAATATGACCATTGTCATCGTTAAAGTTTGCTATTTTAAATAGCGTGTAGTCTTGCGGGTGTTTGCTGAATTGGTGATCGCGTGAGTTTATGCAGTCACTGAATGTTCTTATGGCCATTCCGGTTTCTGGTAGTATGAATGGTGGTAGGTATGCTTTCGCTTTTTCGTCGTAGATGCTGAACATGTTGTATTTCATTTTAACCCTCTCTTTAATTTATATATTTTGGCCTGTAGGCAAGTTTCTTTTACTTTTAACCTTTCAGGTGTGTTGTCTAGCTTTCGTTTCATTGCTTTTTTGTAGCGTTTTTCTTTGATTACTTCGTGTGTGTGGGGTTGTTCCTCCTTTAGTTTTTTTAGGTAATATTGTGGTACTGGTACTTTTTTGCCTTGTACGATGCATTCATCGTGTGGAAATAGGTCGTTTTTATATTTTCTGTACCATGATTCGCCTATACCTGGTCGGCGGCTCATAGTTGTGTATTCAGGTTTTACGGGGAAGACTTCTCCGTCTTCCCCTACCTTTTTGTAGTAGTCTCCGGCCATTTCGCCGTTTACTTTTTTCATTACGTATCGCGCTACATATGCTGCGCTTTCTCTGGTTACGTCTCCGACGACTACGTGTCCGTGTCCCCATAGCTTGCGTAATGTTTCTGATTTGTAGTGTTTGTTTCCTTTGTCTACTTTCAGTAGTTCTTTGTCTTTGAAGTCTAGCCCGAATAGTATTGCGTGATAGTGGGCTCTTCCAAGAGCCTCCCGGCCATCCGAAATCGGATGGGGGGAGGGGGTTAAACCGTCTGCTTGGTAGACTTTTCCATATTCTCCACAGTGGAAGAATCTGATTTTTGTTCCGTTGTAGTGTTTACGTAGCCTTTTCATGAATTTTTGAAAGTGTTCTACGTTTATGCTCTTGTCTGCAGGTTCCTCGGCATAGGTTAGTGTTATGAAGGAGTTTTCCTCGTGCATTTGGGCTTCGTGTACCATTCTGGTTGCCCATTCTTGGCTTCGTCGTAAACGACAGCCAAGGCATTGTCCGCACGGGACCTCCATTTTAATTGATGCGCTTTCGTGTTTTATGAATGTGAACCCTCCGCCTATGCGGCGGAATCCCTTGATAGGGTAAAAGCATTGCATCTTTAGAGTCGTATTCCGCCACGCATTAATCCTGTCAATCGATTCCTCTTATGACGTTTGGTGGCTGTTTTCGCGAACATTTTTTTAGAAGTTCTCTTTGATACTTTTGATCGTCTTCGCATAGTGCTCATCCTATTTTGTTAGAGTGCGCATAATATATATTATGACACTTGTTTTATATCCTAATGGAATAAGACCCATTAGTATAGTTTCTACTAACTGACTGGTGTCAGTTAGCACAGTTGACATCAAGTAGGGTCAACTGTGCCCCCTTCGGGGGTAGATATCCTTTCGGTTTCGGGCGTATTACTCGGGAGAGAATCCCCCTCCGTATACGACCGATTTAGTAGGCCTAGTCGTTCCATTTCTGGGTAGTTTTCTTCGTTAGATACGAAGTTTAGGTATGCAGCGGGGTCGTTGCCGAAGCGTGAACGTAGGGATGAGGGTAGGTCGCTAAATGCTTCTTGTGCGTCTATTACGATGTTCATCGCTTCTTGGAATGTTGTTCCGTCTGCTTGTCCATATGTTGCTTGGTGTTTTGCGGCGTGATTTATTACGCCGGTTTGTTGGAACTTGGCCATTATGTTGTTTATTTCGCATTCGTCTGCGAATGATTGTTTTGTTCGTGATACCGGGTCCGGTATGAACGGTCGTCTTTCGAACTCCCTGTAAGGTTTTCTGAACCTTGATGTTGTCATTATTTGTTTCCTCGGTTATTTCTTGGACCCTTTGTATTTACATTAAATGGGTTCCATCCTGAAGATTGTTTTCCTGTTACTGATTCGCCGATTTTTA